ATGGAACCAACCCAGCTATACCGACACTACAACAAAGAGGGTCGCCTGCTCTACGTGGGCATATCCCTCAACACAGTCACTAGACTGTCCCAGCACAAAGGGGCTACTTGGTTCCATGAAATACACCGGATAGACATAACGCACTACCCTGCGCGGGGTAAAGCTGAGCAGGAAGAGAAGAAAGCAATACATGCAGAGCGCCCCCTATGGAACAAGATTCACGCCAAAAAAGATAGACTCAGCCTGTACGCGGGGGAAGGGGGGCTGACAGAAATAACAACGGCACTCGCTCACACCATTAAGAAGTTCAAAGATCACGTACTAGACAGACAGGCCGCAGACTTCCTGTACCAAAGCCTTAACACCGAGTTATGGAACATAGTACAAGACACACCAGTACTATCCCTTGCGCCGGAGCACAATAAAGCTATGGCGCTAGCCGTTAAACTAAACAAAGCGATACTAAGATGCAAATAATTGATAACCGCGCTTTGTTGTTGCGCGTGCGACACCCCAACAAGATCACTGAAGCCATACCAAAAAGCAAGAACCTAGGTGACAACAAAGTACTGGTAAACTGGGGTGTCGATGAGGCCCGAGTACTGAAGAACCTGCGAGTACGTGATGTGCCCGCCCCCATTCTTGGCAGGTATAACTGGACGGGGAAGTACACCCCCTATGACCACCAGCAAACTACCGCAGCTTTTCTCACCATGCACCAACGGGCGTTTTGTTTTAATGAGCAGGGCACAGGCAAAACAGGTTCGGCTATCTGGGCCGCCGACTTCCTCCTGAAGATGGGGATAGTCAATCGCGTTCTGGTTATCTGCCCCCTGTCTATTATGGACTCCGCTTGGCGCGCTGACCTGTTCTCCTGTGCCATGCACCGCAAGGTCGACATAGCCTACGGACCGAGAGCCAAACGCCAGAAGATAATAGAGAGTGACGCGGACTTCATAATCATAAACTATGATGGTGTGGAGATAGTTAAGGACGCTATAGCCAACAGCGGTTTCGACCTGTACATCATTGACGAAGCAACGCATTACAAGAACCCAACCACAGCACGCTGGAAAACCCTCAACAAGATCGTGCGCCCCACTGACTGGGTATGGATGATGACGGGCACGCCCGCCGCGCAGTCTCCAGTCGATGCCTATGGGCTGGCTAAGATCATTAACCCCCAAGGTGTTCCCCGCTTTGCAGGTGCCTTCAAAGACCAAGTAATGCACAAAATAACGCGGTTCAAGTGGGTATCTAAGGACACAGCCAGTGCTACTGTTCATGCGGTACTGCAACCCGCAATACGCTTTACCAAGGAAGAATGTCTAGACCTGCCCGAGATAGTGTACACCTCCCGACACGTGGAGATGACTGCGCAGCAGAACAAGTACTACAAGCTCCTCAAAGATAAGTTCCGTGCAGTTGCGGATGACGGGGAGTCAGTGACGGCAGCTAACGCAGCGGTCAACATGAATAAGCTACTCCAGATTTCCTGTGGTGCTGTCTACTCCGACTCAGGCGAGACACTGGAATTCGACATAAGCAACCGGTACAAGGTGTTGCTGGAAACCATTGCAGAATCCAGCCACAAGGTCCTTATATTCGTTCCCTTCAAGCATGCCATCAACCTAATTGCTGAGAAACTATCTGCGGATGGGATAACTAATGCGGTCATTAACGGGGCAGTTCCAGCGGCCCAACGCACCCGTATCTTCGACCAGTTCCAAACCACAGACACACCCAACGTGTTGGTGATACAACCCCAAGCGGCAGCCCACGGTGTAACCTTGACCGCGGCCAATACAGTGGTATGGTGGGGGCCGGTATCTTCTGTTGAAACCTACGAACAAGCCAACGCACGCCCTCACCGCGCAGGACAAGAAAACAAGTGTACAGTCATACAGCTCCAAGGCTCACCTGTCGAACGTCGCGTCTACGCCATGCTAGACAACAAAGTGGGTGACCATGAAAAACTAATCGATTTGTATAACGAAATGCTTGATTAGCTCACTTCTGCACACTATACTCCATTCATCGACACTAAATAACAGGAACAGAACAATGCCGGAAGAGATCAATTTAGATAGGCTGGTCAAGATATTCGTCAAGATGAGAGATAAGCGCGCTGAAAACAAGAAGGCATTTGACGAGCAGGATAAGTCCATAGAGGCCCAGATGGACACCATCAAACACACGCTCCTACAACACTGCAAAGATGCCAATGTTGAGAGTGCACGCACCGAGCATGGCACCTTCTCCCGCACCACACGAGCCAAGTACTGGACCTCAGATTGGGAGTCTATGCACCGGTTCATTATAGAGAACAAAGTGCCCGAGCTACTGGAGAAACGTGTAGCACAAGGCAACATGAAACAGTTCATGGAAGACAACCCAGACCTGCACCCCCCGGGACTGGAAATCAATTCGGAATACACCATCACGGTAAGGAGAAAGTAATGACTGAAGAAGTATACGAGGGGTACGTGCCCATTGAGGAGCTGGCCGCACATCTTAGCCTATCTGTTCATGGCATACGGCGCTGGGTGAATATTGGACATATCCCCGCTGACACCTACATCAGGGTGGGGCGCACATACCGGTTCTGCATTCCACAAGTTGTGGAAGCCTTGAAGGCAAACCCACAACAAGAAGAAGCACCCGAACAACTAGAACTAGAACTAGACCTTGAAAACAATACAGACGACGGAGTCTCAGACGATGAATGAATTAACACAGGGCAACAACCTTCCAGCGGAATACCGCGCACTACTAGAACAGCTTGAGCCAGACACTAACCTAGGTGGCAGCGACTTCGCATCGGGGAATCGAATCAGTATCAAAGGTAGCACCTTCCGCAAGATCGTGGGCGGTGAAGAAGTTGGCATAGTCGACAGTAAGACTGTAGATATTGTCATCGTGAAGGCTGCGGTAACCAACCGTATGTACTACAAAGACAAGTGGGTTGAAGGCGAAACTAGCTCACCAACGTGTTGGTCTGCAGATGATAAGTTCCCTGCCCCTGAGGTTCCCGTTGAAACCCGCCAGCATGGGGATTGCAAGAACTGCCCAATGAACATCAAAGGCTCGGGTGAAAAAGAGAGCAAAGCGTGTCGCTACCAAAAGCGTATTGCAATAGTCCTAGCAGGGGATGACGGTGACAACATTCCAGCCGCGGAAGTGTTCCAGTTGATACTTCCAGCCACCAGTATTTTCGGTGGTGGGGATGGCAAAATGCCTATGTCGGCCTACGCTAAGTACCTCCACGCCCACAAAACCCCCGCCGCTTCTATCATTACCGAGATGGCGTTTGACACTGGTAGCTCCACACCTAAGCTATCCTTCAAGCCAGTACGTCCGTTGTCCGAAGGTGAACTACGCACGGTGCTAGGACTGCAGCAGCATCCCGACACTATTGAGGCAGTTACGCTGTCTGTATACGTTGAGGGCGAAGGCTCTAACCCAGACCCCGCGCCAGCAGGTGGGCTGTTCCCAGTAGCTGAGGATGGTGAAGCCAAAGCCATAAAAGCCCTTGAAGCTGAGGAGGCCGAAGAAGAGGAAGAAGTTGAGGTGGTGCCTAAAGAGTCTGCGGTCGACAAGCGCAAGCGACTTAGGCGTGAAAAACTCCAAGCCCAGCTAGATGCTATGGAGGAAGAGGACGAGGAGGAGGAGGAAACCCCCGAACCCGAAGTCAAAGCTAAGAAGAAAGTCTCCCCCCCAAAGCCCTCTGATAAAGGCAGTGTAGAACTGGATTCGGTGCTATCCGAGTGGGACGACGAAGACGACGATTAGCACAACCTGTTTAGGGGTGAAAATGGGTTCAATTCCCAGCGGTGTGAGGTGGTAAGCCTTTCGCAGCTTGATGCAGCAGGTAACTGCCGCCCCTAATTTTAAAAACAATAATCGAGTTTTACCATTATGGAAGCAAAGGAATTCTTGCCTCTTGTTCTCAGCGACTCCGGCTTTTACTGTGTGTTAGGTATTAAGGGGCGCAAGGTAGTTCAGAGGTTCTACAACACCATAGATTCTGCTGCGGATGCGGCAAGTAACTTCGATATGGATGGGTACAATGCCTACTACGCTATGGGCACCTTCCTAGATCAGGAGTCCCGCCTCGCGGATAACGTCCAGCAAGTTAAGGCTTTCTACCTTGATATAGACTGTGGAAAAAAGAAGCCATACAAAGACCACGCCGACGCCATCCAAGCCCTACGCACATTCTGCAAAGACAACACCCTGCAAAAACCTACAGTGATGGTCAACTCCGGTTTTGGTGTCCACGTGTACTGGGTTCTCAACGAGCCCGTTAGCAGGGAAGTGTGGTTGCCAGTAGCAGAGCAGCTCAAGCAGAGCTGTAAGGACAGAAAGTTTCACGTTGATCACGTAGTGACAACAGATGCGGCGCGTGTGCTACGTGTGCCCAGTACTCACAACTACAAAGAAGCGCCCGCGCGGGATGTCGAGATAATCGGCAAGGTGGGGAAAAAGGTAAGCCTAGAGTCGTTCTCATCCCACTTCCCCGAAGCACCAGTACAAGTTGAACTCCCACACCGCCAGTACAGCGCGGAGGATAAGGAGACGATGGATGCCCTAATGGGTAACCACATCAAGAAGTTCAGCAAGATTCTACAGAAGACTATGGTAGGCAAAGGCTGTGCCCAGATACATAACGCAGTCACTAACCCTGCTGACATATCTTACCCCGAGTGGTTGAGTGTGCTATCGATAGCCAAGCACTGCGATGAAGGGGATAAAGCAGGCCACCTAATATCCAAAGGCCACCCGAACTACTCAGAGAACGAGACTGACAAGGTTCTTGCCTCGATAAAATACCCCCACTTGTGCCTTACCTTTGAAGCGAATAACCCTGAGAAGTGCGAGGGCTGCCCATTTAAAGGGAAGATCAAGTCCCCCATATCAATCGGCATGGAACTTAGGGAGGCTACTGCTGAGGACAACGTGGTTGAGGTTCCCGTCAAGCTAACAGACGCGAGCAAGTCTACCCTATTCACTGATACTGCCAGCAAGGCTGAAGCCAGTTCCAAGCCTAATACAGTTACCTACCTAGTCCCAAAATACCCCTACCCCTATTTGCGGGGCGCGAACGGTGGGGTGTACTTAAAGTCGAAGGGCAAAGAAGGTGAACCAGAAGAAATCGAGATATATCGCAACGACCTATACCTTATCAAGCGGCTACGTGACCCACAAGAAGGGCCGAGTTACGTGTTTAGGCACCACACTAAGCGCGAGGGCGTTCAGGAGTTTGTAGTCCCCGCAGTAAAACTATCTTCCAAAGAAGAATTCCGAAAGCATATGGGGATGAATGACATATTCCTCCTACGCGCCGACCAGCTAATGGCGTATGTCGGCGCGTGGGTCAAGGAGTTGCAGGCTTCCCACGATGAAGTTGAGGCCAAGGTGCAGTTCGGTTGGACTGAGGATAACAAGTCGTTTGTAGTGGGGGACAAGGAGATATTCAAGGACAAGATTGCGGAGAACCACCCCTCGTTTAAGACCCGCCAGTTCATGGACTTCTTCGAGGAGCGGGGCACGCTAGATGGTTGGAAGAAAGTGACAGAGTTCTACAACCGCCCAAACTTTGAAGAACACCAACACATGTTTGCGATGTCCTTCGGCTCCCCACTGATGGAGTTCGTCCCTAACATCCACGGCGGCATCTACCACCTAGGCAGTAACAGTTCTGGGTACGGCAAGACGACAGGTCAGTGGGGCGGGGCGTCCGTGTGGGGCCACCCCAACAAGTTGGTGCTAGATGGAGACGACACAGCAAACTCGATATGGAACCGTGCAGAAGTGTGGAAGAACCTTCCGATGTATGTGGATGAAATCTCTAACGTGGACGCGAAGCTGCTGAGTACTTTCGCTTATAGAGTATATACCGGCGCCCAGAGAAACAGGCAATCACAGACCAACCAAGAACGGTTTCGAGGGCAAAAGTGGTCCCTGCAAGTGGGAACCACAGCTAACGTCAGCTTACTGGAGAAGATAACCACCTTCCGAGCCACCCCAAAGGGGGAGATGCAACGTGTATTTGAGTTGCAGGCCAAGAAACTACTGTTCACTCCATCAGAGGCAATACTAGCCCGTGACCTTAACCAGAACCTCATTGACAACTTTGGGCACGCCGGACCTGTGTTTATCCAGTACGTGTTGAACCACATGGTAGAAGTTAAAGAGCTTGTGGATACACAGATAAACTTACTGATAACCCGTGCAGGGCTATCCCCACAGAACAGAATATGGGCGGCCACCACAGGAACATCTCTAGCAGGGCTAATTATTGCCAAACGTCTCGGTCTCATTGGCTGGGACTTGGGCGCCTACACTATCTGGCTGGTGACTAAGCTGAAGCTAATGCGGGAGTCGATGTCGGAGATGGACGTCAATATAGAAGACCTAGTGGCCCAGTACTATGCCGACAACTACCGCGCTGTAATGCGTTTACGTAGCACATCAGACCTGCGTGCAGTGGGGGCAATAGAGGAACTAGTTAACCCTGAGAGTATGCCAATGAGTTATTGGGTTGGGCGCCACGAGTACGATGTGTGCAAGCTCTATCTTATGGTGAACCCCTTCAAGGAGTGGTGTGTCCGGCAACAGTTGAGCTACAGGGACGTGGTGGAACGCATAGCACTGGACCTCAACGGGAAAAAAGAGCGGATGAGGATGGGGCGCGGAACTACGATAGATATCGCCCCCATGACAGTAATATCCTTGTCGTGGGACAACACGAATGACC